GCGTTATCGACGCCCAGATAGCCGCCGCTGCCGCCCGCACCACCCAACTCGTCCTGGAGCAACCATGATGAAACCCTATCCCTTGCCAGACCGGCGCAAAACACCTCGCGCCGGGGCTACCCCCAGCCCCACCACCACCCCACCCGAGGCGGGCAACGTGCAACTACCCGAGCCTGACGACATCTGGCGGGAGTTCCGCAACGAGCGCGTAGCCATCGCGGGTCTGGCGGGCTTTTTCTTTGGCCTGGGCTTCCTGTATGTGCTCACGCAGCCAATCTGGGGCACATCATGAACGGCGCCGTGCATACGTCTGCACAGGCTACTGCCTTGCTTGAGTACACCGGCACGCTGGTCAAAGCAGCCGAGGCACGTAGCCGCTCCTCCGACCTAGAGGGGCACATGGTGCCCGTGCTTTATTGCGTGATCCAGCTAAACAACGCCCAGCGCACCCACCTGGTGGCCGAGCAACGCTTCCCAGCGGGTGCACATGACCAAGCCCAGGCCGCTGCCAGGCGCCTCAAAAAAGGCGCCCAAATCACCATCCAGGCAGCAGTGTCAGACATCCGCCTTTTCGCGAGCAATGCAGCCCACATCCACGTCGTTCCAACCTGATTGAGAGATCGCCATGGCATCAGTCACCATCACCTTCACCGATACGCCAGACAAAACTGTGTCCGTCAAAACCGACGCTGTGCCCGCAGTCGGCAAGCCCCTAACTCCCGCCCAGGCTGCAGGCATGGATGCCTACATCCGCGCATGCCATCAGTGGGGCCTCACTGCCGATCGACTGGCCAAGCGGCTCGACGCCGCCGCCGTTCAGATCGCCAACTACGGCACCACCGCCGAAAACAACCGCAGGCAATGCCACGGTGACCACGCCGCCAACCCCACCCTCTAACCGCTTCACCCACCACCCAGAAAGCCAACCATGTCCACTCAAACCAAAACCCTGTCTATTTCCAATCTACCCGCCTTGGGTGAACCGCTTGAAGGCGGCATCTTTGCGGGCGTCATCACCACCAAAGACGGTGTGCACAGCGCTGTGATCCGCCTGCCAGGAAACGGCACCAGCCTCACGTGGAACAAGGCCATTACCTGGGCCAAGAAACAAGGCGGAGTGCTGCCCACTCGGCCCGTGGCTGCGCTGTTGTTTGCCAACATCAAGGCCACGCTGCCGAGCGGCTGGCACTGGACCAGCGAGGAAGACGACGCCTCTTGCGCCTGGTATTGCAACTTCGGCTACGGCTACCAGAGCGACACCCGCAAGGGCTTCGGAGGTGGTGCTGTTGCCGTCCGCTTGATTCCCCTCATCGCTTAATTCTTCAATCCTTTTTTTTAGGAGCCACCATGACCACCATCACCCTTGAAGCCATCGAGGCCAAACAAACCGAATTGAGCAAGCTGATTGCCCAGTTCAAAGCGGATGCCAATAAGCCAGTGCTCTGGCGCTATGCAGAAGCTGAAATTGAGCTTTTCCCAGGTGAGCGCTATGCCGGGCCGGTGCTCAACGAATCAGGCCATGTTGACCACCACTTGGTGCTGATGACTCAGCGGCCGCAAGGCAAGCTCACCTGGCAGGCCGCTATGGATTGGGCCGCCAGCATTGGCGGCTCGATCCCAACCCGCCAAGAGCAGGCCTTGCTGTACGCCAACTGCAAGCCACACCTCAAGCCCGAGTGGCATTGGTCTAGCGAGACACATGAGGAAGACGCCTCTGCCGCCTGGTATTGCGACTTCGGCAACGGCTACCAGAACTACGGCCTCAAGAGCTACGGAGGTGGTGCTGTTGCCGTCCGTAGATTTTGAGATTTAGTCCTTCAATCCTTTAACTGAGCCGCACCAAGTCATGGCTTTGCACACCGAAATCCCAATTCACCGCACCGGTATCCGGCTGTTGGATCTGGCTATAAAAGCACAGGTTCAAATGCCGCGAACAGTCAAGCGGGCGTTGGGCGAGAAGATCACCCAGCACTGCGTTGAAATGCTGGACCTGATGGCCCTTGCCAATGCTACCCAGCACGAAACCCGCGCTAAGTACATTCACAAGCTGCTCGCTACCGAGCGCGCCATCACTGTCCTGCTGCGCGTCAGTCACGATGCCCGATACATCTCGCCCAAGCTCTGGGCTGAGTCCATCGAGCTGCTGGGCAGCATCGGGAAGCAAGCCGGTGGCTGGCTCAAGAAAACGAACAGGGCGCCTGCTGTATGACGGTCAAGGCCCTCACACCCGTGCGCACAGTGAATCTGGTCGCGCCGCTGGCCCACAAGGCCACCGACATGCACATCACAGACACCGCTGCACAAGTGCAGGCCCGGTCTGGTGCAGCCACCCACCTGATCGGCTCAGGCCTTCGGGTGGGCAGCCTCAATAGCGCGATGGTGCCTCTTACGCCTGGAATTGCAACTTCAACAACGGCAACCAGAACAACAACCACAAGAGCTACGAAGGTGGTGCTGTTGCCGTCCGCAGATCCACACCTGTTCTACCACCTGGTGCAGGCCTACCTTGATTGCCGTCGCACCAAGCGCAACAGCACCAGTGCCCTGGCTTTTGAGGCCCAGGCCGAGCACAACCTCTACCAGCTGTATGACGAGCTGTCATCCGGCACCTACCAGCCCGGGCGGTCTGTCTGCTTTGTGATCACCCACCCCAAGCCACGCGAGGTGTGGGCGGCACGCTTCCGCGACCGCATCGTGCACCACCTGCTGTACAACCACATTGCGCCGCGTTTTCACGCCAGTTTTGTGGCCGACAGCTGTGCATGCATCCCCGGGCGCGGCACCCTCTACGCTGCCAAGCGGCTGGAGCACCAGGTGCGCAGCTACACCCACAACTGGAGCCAGACAGCGCACTACCTCAAGTGTGACCTGGCCAACTTCTTTGTGTCGATCAACAAGGCCGTGCTGCTGGAGCAACTGCAGCGCCGGGTGACAGAGCCGTGGTGGATGTCGCTGGCCCAAGTCATCCTGATGCACGACCCGCGCCAGGACGTAGAGGTGCGCGGCACCCCTGCCGAGCTGGCACTGGTGCCACCCCACAAGCGGCTGGCCAACGCACCCCAGGGCTACGGCCTGCCCATTGGTAACCTCAGCAGCCAGTTTTTTGCCAATGTGCTGCTGGACGATCTGGACCAGTTTGTCAAACACCGCATCGGTGCGCCGACTTACGTGCGCTATGTGGATGACTTTGTGCTGCTGCACCACAGCCCCCAATGGCTCAACCAAGCACGCAGCCAGATTGAGGCCAAGCTGACCACCCTTGACCTACAGCTCAACCCACGCAAGACCATCCTGCAGCCAGTAGCGCGCGGAATTGACTTTGTGGGCCACCTGGTCAAACCCTGGCGGCGCATCACCCGGCGCAAGACCATACATGTGGCGCTGGACCGCCTGCAAGACATGCCCGCTGCCGACCTGCACCCAGCCGCCAACAGCTACTTCGGCCTGCTACGCCAAGCCACCCACAGCCACCACGACCGCACCCGCATTGCCAAGCTGATGCTTAAGCGCGGGCATGTGGTTGCAGGCGATATGACCAAGATTTACCGAAAGAAAGGCCAACCATGACCGCGCCATCCTCCCCCGCCAGTGCCATTGCCTTAACCGACCCCGTCACGCCCGCCGTGTGGGAGCTGGTGACCCAAGACGCTTTTGTGATTGCAGAGCTGCGGGCCATCGTCGCCAGCCTGACCAACCCACGCAAGACTTTTGACCCGGTCAAGCTCAAAGCCCTGGCCGACGACATCGCCGAAAAAGGCATGCTGCAGCCCATTCTCGTGCGTGCCTTGCCCGGTAGCCGGATGGCCGACACAGACCGCCACGTGCACCTTGAAGTTGTCGCTGGCGAGCGGCGGTTCCGCGCTGCAAAACTGGCTGGGCTAGAGAGCGTGCCGGTGCTGGTGCGCATCCTGACCGATGACCAGGTGCGCGAGATTCAGCTCACTGAAAACCTGCAGCGTGACGATTTGACCGAGCTGGAAGAGGCCGAGGGGCTTGAGCAGCTGATGCAGCACGCTGGCCTCACTGCTGACCAAGTGGGCGCCAAGATCAAACGCAGCCGCGCCTACGTCTACGCACGCCTCAAATTGCTGGATTTGTGCACCGAGGCTCGCACCGCCCTGCGCACCGGCGCCATTGATGCCAGCCGCGCCTTGCTGCTGGCCCGCATTCCAGACACCACCCTGCAGATCAAGGCGCTGGATAGCTTGAGCGCCAAGGATTACTCTGGCGATGTCAATCTGGGCTACCGTGCCGCCCAGGCCTTGATCCAGCAGCAGTACATGCTGCACCTGGACCGTGCCCCATTCAAGATCACCGATGCCAACTTGGTGGCCGAGGCGGGCAGCTGCAGGACGTGCAGCAAACGCACTGGCCACAACCCAGACCTGTTTTCTGACGTGCAAGGTGCAGACGTGTGCACCGATCCGCCCTGCTACCACCGCAAAGAAGAGGCCCACAGCGCCCTGATGCTGGCCAATGCCCAGGCCAACGGCCAGACCATCATCGAGGGCCGCGAGGCCAAGGCACTGATGCCCAACAGCTGGGGGGGTGTGGATGGTTATTTGCGCTTGGACGAAGTCCAAGACAGCCCCACCGACACGCCCCTGCGCAAGCTGCTTGACAAGCAGCTAGAGGCCGAGGGCATCAAGCCCACCTTGATCGCCAACCCGCACAAGGCAGGCGAGCTGATTGCCGTGCTGCCCAACACCCAGGTGGCCGATCTGCTCAAAGCCACCCAGCACGCCGACGCCGCCGAGCGCGTGGCTGGCAACCTTGAGCGCAGCAAAAAGGCCGACGCCGAGCTTGAGAAAGCCAAAACCAAAACCGAGTACGAGCAAGGCTGGCGTACCCTGCTGCTGGAGCGCACATGGGCTGCCATCAAAAATGACGGTGAAGATCTTGGGCTGACCGACAAGGTGCTGCGCCACTTGGCCATGCACTTTGCCAACGTAGCCAACACCGACCGCGCCAAACGCCTGTGCCAGATCCTTGACCTGGGCAAGGTGGCGCCCAAGGCCGCGCTGATTGACTACATCACAGACGCCGAGCGGCCACAAGACGTGCTGCAGCTGCTGATCATGCAAGCGGACGTCGAGTACCTGTCTTACATGGCCGAGCACTACCCAGACCGGCCGCAAAACGTGGGCCTGATGCTGGTGGCGGCTGACTATGGTGTGGATGCCGATGCCATCAAAGCCGAGGTCAAGGCCAAGATGCGCCGCCAGGCAGCACCGGCCACCACCAAAGACGTGATGTACCGCTGCCCCATGACCCACAGCACGTGGACAGGCCGTGGCCAAAAACCCAAGTGGGTGCAAATCCACCTTGAAAAAGGTGGAACCCTTGAAGAGCTGCTGCAAGTGCCTCTACCCCTTACCCCCGCTGCGCAAGCGCAGGGTGTGGGTAAGGCGAAAAAACCAAAAACCACAGCTGCGCAAGCGCAGGCCCTGATTGCCGCTGCGCTGCAGGAAGCCCAGGGGTCCACTCCAGGCGCTGAAGCGCAGGGCAACAAAGCTGACAGTAGCCAGCCAGTAGCCACGTCCACCCCGCCCGTCGCTAGCGCTCCGGTCGTGGCGGGTGTGGCTCTGGCTGTGGATGCGCGTGTAGTGGTGACCAGTGACCTGGACAAGCTGCCGGTGCACCACCACAAATGGGCCGGGAAGGAAGGCGTCATTCAGCAAAAGCTGGGTGCCGGGGCGTGGATGGTGAGCTTTCGTGGACGCAAGGGTGGACTAGCCAGCCTTGATCATTCTGAGTTGACGGTGGTGACGGCATGAGCACAAAACCCCCAACCCCACGCCAGGCGCAGGTCATGGCCGCCCTGGACAAGCTGACCGAAAAGACCCGCGAGGCACTACTCACTGCCACCGGCCTCAGCCGCCAGATGCTTGACCGCGACCTGGAGCGGCTGGCTTACCACCGGCTGATCACCCGCGAGCGCACCGGTCCAGACCAGCGCGGCGTGCTGCAGCTGGGCATCACCATGACAGGCCGCCGGGCAATGGCTGACTTTGAAGCGGCAAAGAACCATGTGGCACCGCAGCTGGTGCCACCCCGCCGTTTCTTCAGCAGCAGCATCGCCAAATGGCCCACCCAATCTGCTGATCCGTTCGTCCGCAACAACGGAAACCGGGACGTGCCCAGCCGAGGTGTCGGATGCTGACCATCACCGTTCCCCAAACAAACCCACTTGGCCAGGCCATCAAGGCGCTGCGCGAGGGCGTGGCCACAGAGCAGCAATGGCAGTGTGCTGCCACCGCTGTGGCGCTGGCCAGCAACCGCCAGAACAGCGTGCGAGGCCTGCAGGGGCACATTCGGGCAGCAGACCAAGCCCTGCAGGTTATCCATGCCAGCGCCCTGCACGCCGGTGGCGGGCGCTGGGCGTGCGTCGTCCCTCAGTTCCAGGAGCTCGACGCCCTGCAGACGTTCATGGATCTGCACGAACTGCAGACCACCCAACCCCACCCCGCCCGCACCTGCCGTGCGCGGCATTTTGAAAGGCAAGCAGCATGAGCTCAGACATTCTCACCCGCGCAGGCACCTATTTCGACTTCATGACCCCCGAGCGCAGCCACATCGACATCGACACCATTGCCCACGCACTGGCGCATATCTGCAGGTTCACCGGCCACACCAGCAGCTTTTACAGCGTGGCGCAGCATTGCGTGCTGGTCAGCCAATTGGTGCCGCCAGAGCACGCGTTGGCGGGCTTGCTGCACGATGCACCAGAAGCCTACATCGGCGACGTGGCCGCGCCGCTCAAGGCCCTGCTGCCCGATTACCAAGCCATCGAGGCCCGCGTAGAAGCTGCGGTGCTCGGGCATTTTGGTCTGCCTGCAAAGCTGCCGCCATGCGTCAAAGTTGCGGATCTTGTGATGTTGGCCACTGAGCAGCGCGACCTGATGCCCCCGCACGATGACACACCGTGGGACTGCATCGACGGCATCCCAGCCCTTGCCCAAAACATCGTGCCCATGCAGCCCTATATTGCCCGCCAGATGTTTCTGGCGCGGTTTCATGAGCTGATGACCACACGGGGGCAAGCATGACCACCGAAACCCTGGCAGATGCCCTACCCAAAGAGATGGCCCGAGTGCGTGAAGTGCTGGGCCACTATAAAGAAATCGGCCCCGCCGGAATGATAGGCGCAGCCTTCATTGAGCAAGACCTGCGCGAGGCAGACCAAGCCGTCATGTCGGGTGACGTGATTCGAATGATCAGGTCACTAAAAACTTTGCAGGGCATTGAATCATGACCAATAAAAACAACCTGGTCGAGCTGACTGAAGTCAAATGCTACAAGGTCAAGGCCCTGGCCACTGGTAAAGAACTGCCGATGATGGTGGTGTCATCTGAGTGGAACGGCCTGCAAGAGCTGCGCACGATTGATGGCAAGCCTGACCAAATGCTGATCATTGCCTCATCAGAATTTGACGGACTGGCGGGCCGCGTGCGCGTGCTGCTGGGCGGCAATCCCGTCACCGCTGTGGTGCTCAAAGGCTCGCCCGACCTGCTGGCCAAGCTGCAGGAACAGCCAGCAGGCGACCACCTGCAATCCCACTCGAGCGAGACCGGTCCAGGGGGTCAATCATCATGAGCCCGACACAACTGCGCCAAATCGCAGACGCACGCCTGACCACCAGGCGCAAAGCCACCTGGGCCGAACAGGCCGAGCAGGCCCTGAGGTCCGCCGCCATCGAGCTGGAGCGCGTGCTGCGCGAGCAGCAAGCCCGCCAGCCGATGGCGTTGCGGTCGTATGGCGGCGACACCGGGGGAGTGGCACTGTGACCAAATCCCGCAACGTCAAAGCGGCCAGGCACACTTGGACCGCCGACGAACTGGCCGTGATTCGGGCGCAGTACGCCAGCAAAATAACGTCAGAGATAGCCGCACAACTGGGGCTGCCAGTGCACCTGGTGTACAGCAAGGCCAACAGAATGGGGTTGACCAAAGGCGCCGACTTTCTTGCTACCAGCAAATCAGGTCGCATCCTCAAGGGTGGCAAGCTGGGGCAGGCCAACCAGTTTGTTCCTGGCCAGAAGCCTTGGAATGACGGGCTCAAAGGCTTCCAAGCCGGGGGCCGCAGCGTCGAAACCAGATTCAAGCCGGGCAACTCACCGCACACCACGCTGCCGGTGGGTGCCTACCGCATTGTTACGCACTGCAAAGGCTCCAAACACCTGGAGCAGAAAACCAGCGAAGCCAAGGGCGGCAATCACATGCGCTGGACCCCTGTGAGCCGCCTGGTTTGGGAGAAGGCAAACGGCCCTGTTCCGCGAGGGCATGTTGTCGTATTCAAACCCGGTCAAAGCACCCTGGTGCTTGAGCAAATCACCATTGATCGACTGGAGTGCATCACCCGGCGCGAGTTAGCCAGGCGCAACCACCCCAATAGTTCAAACCCAGCTTTTGCCCGCCTGATCCAGCTCAAAGGCGCCATCACCCGTCAAGTCAACCGTATCCAAAAGGAGAGCCTTGCACCATGACCACAGAAAACACACCTCACATCGACCAGGTGCGCAACGCTTTGCTGGCCACACTCGCGGATCTGCGCGACCGCACCAACCCCATGGATCTGGACCGCGCCAAGACAGTGGCAACCGTGGCCAGCGTGCTGGTGGATACTGCCCGGGTCGAAAACGACTACCTCAAGATCACTTGCCAAGACAGCAGCCAGTTTCTGCAGCAGCCTCCACCGGCAGCCGATGGCCAAGAATCCACCACAGTGCAGCCAGGTGACCGCAACGGCATTACGTCGATCACTCAGCACAAGCTCAGGGGTTGATCATGATAGGCACACAACCCGAAGGCACCATCAGCAATGTCGTCATCAGCGCCGTCTCACACGAGGGGCTGAGCGTCACCGTGAATGGCAAACCGGCCAGGCTGGCCATTCTTGCGGACGATGGCCAGATCATTGCCGAAGGAATCCAGGTGGCCAAAGAAGCCGAGGCCGTGGCGCTTAACTGCTACCGCAACTTCCTCAAAGGTCAAGGCTATCTGCGCGTCAACAGCGAGCTGATTGCGACCAAGTAAATCAGGCACGGTCACCGCCTGTCTATGGTGGCCAATACATCTAGGAGAACCCATGCCAGAGAAATTTAAGTTCAAACTGAATGAACCAGTGACCATTGCGGCAAGCGGTGAGCAAGGCATCATCATTGGCCGAGCCGAGTATGTTCACAGCGAAAACAGCTACTTGCTCCGCTACAAGGCGGCAGATGGCCGCGCACAAGAAAGCTGGTGGACCGAGAGCGCGCTGAAATAGCCAGGCACACCACCAAATGAAAAGCCCGCTTGAAGCGGGCTTTTTTACGTCTGCAATGATGGTTTATATTAACTATCTTTAGCGCATCCTAGCGATACCATACCTATACGCGGTCGTTTTTCTATTGTTTCAGTCATGAGGTGTAGTTTGACAGGTCTTGTGTACAGCTATATGAGGTTCAGCGATCCTCGCCAGGCTTCAGGCCATAGCAGCGACCGCCAGGCAGCTTACGCTGCCAAATGGGCTGCCGAGCATGCCCTTATTCTCGACGAATCACTTTCAATGAGAGATGAGGGCTTATCAGCGTATCACCAGAGGCACGTGAAATCGGGTGCACTAGGCGTCTTTTTGGCAGCGGTCGAAGAAGGTCGGATACCACAAGGATCGGTGCTCGTTGTCGAGGGCCTTGACCGTTTATCAAGGGCAGAACCGATTCAGGCGCAAGCCCAACTGGCCCATATTGTAAATGCAGGCATCACCGTCGTGACTGCAAGCGATGGCAAAGAGTATTCACGCGAAAGGCTAAAGGCCAATCCGATGGACTTGGTCTACTCGCTTTTGGTCATGATCCGCGCCCACGAAGAGAGCGACACCAAAAGCAAACGGGTGCTGGCCAGCATCAGGCGCCAGTGCGAGGGATGGCTGGCTGGCACTTACAGAGGCCTGATCCGCAACGGCAAAGACCCGGTATGGCTGCGGCTGGTCGACGGCAAGTGGGAGGAAATACCAGAGCGGGTAGCCGCAGCACGTGAGGGCCTGCGCCTGTACCTGATGGGCTATGGCGCCACAAAGATCATCGAGCGCCTGACCGAGCAAAACCTATCGCTGACCGGGCGCGGCCCCCAGGCGCTGCAGATCTACCGCCTGATCAAGCAACGGGCGCTCATTGGGGACAAAGAACTTACGCTGGGATCTGAGAGCTACCAACTGCCAGGCTATTACCCGGCCCTGCTCACCAAGGCTGAATGGGACGGCCTGCAGCTGGCCAACAGCGGGCGTGGCAGGCGCAAGGCAAAGGGGCCGGTGCCCCACATACTCACCGGCATCGGCATCACCGTGTGCGGCTATTGCGGACGCGCCCTGGTCGGGCAAAACATCGGCACGCGCAACCGGGACGAACTGGGACGAATCCAAAACGGTCACAGACGTCTGCACTGCACCAGTTACTCACACGGCGGCTGCTCGGTCGGCGGGTCGGTGTCGGTCTACCCGTTTGAGCGGGCGCTGATGGAATACTGCTCAGACATCGTCAACCTGCAGGCGCTCTACGGTGCCGACCGGTCTGCAGGCCCATTGGCCAAGTTAACAAAAGCTAGGCAGGATCTGGTGGACGTGGACAACAAGTTGGAAAAGCTCACTGACGCCATGCTGGCCAGCGCCGAGGATGGCGTGCCGCTCACGTTTGCCAAGCGTGCCCGCGAGCTGGAGGCCGAACAGCAGCGGCTGCAGGCACTCGTCCAGGAGGCTGAGCGCGATCTGGCCGCCACAGCCCGTACGGATATCCAGGGCACCGATGCAGCGTGGAAGCGCCTGGCCGCCGGTGTAGAAGCCCAGGACTACGACGCACGCCTGCAGACCCGCCAACTGGTGGCCGACACGTTTGAGCGCATCGTCATTTACCAGCGCGGTGTGCGCCCGACCGAGGACAAAGGCCCGATGGACATGATGCTGCTGGCCAAGGGCGGCACAGCCAGGCTGCTGCGCATCGGGCGGGATGGACAATTGATCTTGGCCGAAAGTCTGGAGCAGCCAACATCATGACCCACACCAGCGACTATCTGAAAGATATAGACAACCGCCACTGTCAGGACTGCCAGGCTTGGGGCGGGTGGTTACCTATCCAAGTGGGTGATCAGATCAGCTACACAACCCATGGCCGGTGCAAGCACCCCAAATATGTACCTGTCATCGCCCGCCCGGCGCTTGGTTGCTGTTTGTGGGCGCCGATGACCATGGCCCCAAACCAGCGGCCAGCGCCGCACAAGCCAGCGCGGTGATCTGGCTGATTTGCACCGGCTTGCCGGTGTTGCGGCTGACGCCCGCCAGCCAATCACGGTAGGTGCCAGAGTAACTCACGCCCAGCGCGGCGGCGGCTTTGGGGGCGGTCAGGCCCATTTGGGCCTGCCAGGCGTGCAGATCGGCGGGGGTCATGGGTTGCGCTCCTGATACATTTATTTTTTGTACAGTTGATAGTGTGGATGCTGGTTTGTTGCCAGCAGAAACAAAGACCAGCGCTCAACACCCATCTGCCTAGTAGATGACTCATAGTGCAGCCAAGCCCGCGCGCCGTTCGGAGATCCTGCCAACGTAGCAGCTTCCCGCAACGTAAGATTTGCATCCAGCCTAGCCTGCTTAATTTCTGCTGGCGATGCAACAGGCACTATTAAAGCTTGAGGGTCTGCCAAAACCGATGCCAGATACTTTTTATGAGCGGGAATCTTTTGCTTTTGCCGCAACGTGCGGACAGATCGCACAGACACACCCAACGACCTGGCTAAATCGGCATCAGACACTTTTCCAAGTTGAGCGCAGATTTGCTCTTTAATTTCTGGCGTGCCACCAATTTTATAAACGGCAGTCTTGATCCCGTTTTTTTTCCGGTAGCGGTAGACATAGGTTTCGTCTACCCCTAGCATTTCGCCAATTTTTTTATCAGGAACCTTGCCGAGTTGAGCCAGAATTTCTGGCGTCCAAGACACATTTTTGTATTTTGTCATGATGATTTATTTTTTGCGATAAACATCTGAGCCTCTTTGGTCAGGCGCTGCACGCGCTCGACAAGTTGGTGCACCGGAACGCCCCGCGAGGTTTCTCGCGCTTGGAAGATGGCCATGCTGGCGTCGTCGGTTTCCAAGTCTACGAAACCTGCGCCGTGCGTCACCAAGAAGCGCAGGCCTGATGTGTGCACTAGGTGGCCTTGCTCGTCGCGGCGCCAGGCTTTGTGCCAGCCGAAATTTTTGTTAGTCATGGCGGGTGCCTCGGTAAAGTGGGTCGTTCATCTTCATGGCTTCCATTTTTTTGGCGTAATCCAGCACCGCCCGGGCATCGTCAAACACCAGCGGGGCAAGGGTCTGGGGTTTGACGACTTGGTTTTTCAGCGCCAGGTAGGTGAGCTGTATGCCTGCAATCTCGAAGTGCACTTGCGGGCACTTGGCGCCGCCGTAGATAGCGGGCGTTTTGTTGGGGATCAGGTAGCCACCACAAAATGACTCAAAGGCTTTTTGTACTTGGGGTTTGCGCATGATTTGCTCCAAATGCCCGCCGTGGCGGGCGGGTTGGTTTAGGCTGCAATGATGGCATCGAGGGCAGCTTCAAGCGCTGCCCAGTCAGCAAATGCCCAAGCTTTGTTCAGGCCGTCCCAGCGGGCACCAGCTGCTTTGAGTTGTTCTTTGATGCCGAAGGTGTTGCCAGTCAAACCGGGTTTTGCACCCCAGCCAGAGCCGCACAGGCCAGCTGTGCAAGCGATGGAGGCGGCCTTGCTGTTGATGACTTCTTGACCGTGGACGTTGCTAATAAACATTTTGGATTCCTCTTAAGGAGCCAACTGCCGGTTGGTGTCGGTGGACTTGCTTTATTGCCTGTCCATGGGTCAAATGATATACTCATTGTGAGTATATGCAAGCCTTTTTTGATTTTTTTGAAAATATTTTCTAGGGGTTTACCCTAATGTTTAGGGTTCAAGGCGTCATAGACGGTGTTGTATTTGCCTTGGCACTCGATAAGCTGTAGTCGTAATTTGTCGGCTCTGGCACCCTCCCCAACAAGAAACTCTGAATCCTGCCTGAGAAGGTCGGCTCCTGTTGCGCCGAGGGCTGATCCAGTGGCGGGATTGCTGGGCACACCGCCTGCACTATCACGCGCGGGGCGGTTGCGCAGCCCTGCAACAGCAGCAGCCACAGTGTTGTTAAGGCTAGAAATTTGCGCATTGGTGGTGCTCCTTTGGCTTGCAAAATCGGTGATCAAAGTCTGGGTGGTGGTCAGCGCGGCGACGGCCACTTTGGCGCTTTGTATCGCCTCGTCTTTTGTCTCAGCATCCCAGCGGGCTTGCACGCTGGCGGCGCCACGGTCGTAGATCCAGTTGTAGCCATACCAACCCGCAGTAGCCAAGATAGCAACGGCGGCAAGCTCCAGCCACACGCGGGGGTTAAGGGTGGCCAGGTTCATGATGCGCCCCAAGGTGGTAGGTCTACCGTCTGGCCAGCCAGCGCGTGGGTGCAGTCGCCCAGGAACTGGATGCGGCCATCGGTGACAAAGCTGTGGCAGGTTTTGGGTGGGGCACCATCTTGGCCAGCGTCTGCGCCGTCGTAGCTGACCAGCACCGAAGGCGTGAAGGTGGGCTTGGTGACGTCGCCATTCCAGCCCCAAGCGCCCTGCCCCTCAATTTGTACTTTGTGCGCTTGCTGGCAGGCCGGGCAGCGAAACAGGATGTAGGTGCCGTCCGGGTTGTGCATGATGACTCCAGTGCTCATGCCAGTGCCGCCTGCGCCAGGTCGGCGCGGTGCTCGCGGTCGGTCAGGCCGATCAGGCCGCCGTTGACGCGCTCGGTGATCTTTTCAGGGTCGCCAATGAGGCTGTCTGGAATTGTTGCCTCCCACCACAAAATGGCGGCTTTGAGGGCGTAGTCTGGTTGCTCCAGCAGCTCAGGCTGGCGCACCAGGTCGATGCCCATCAGATCACTCATCAAACGGTAGTTGACCTTGCCGGTAATCTGTATCGGCGTGCGTCCACGGTAGCGCCACCCATCGCCCGGCTGGGTGTTGCCCATGCGCCCGCCGTACACCCGGTTGGCCAGCGCCTCTGGGTTGTTGGCATAAGGCCGGGCATCGGCCAGCGTGGGGAAGCGCTTGGGCCACACTTGGCACAGCCGGGCGGCGCTGTAGTTCAGGTTTTCAGTGAACTCGGTCAGGCCGTTGCTTTCATGCAGGATTTGGCCCAAGAAGTCGTCAATCTCAGCGTCTCCCTGGCTGAACGTGTGCTCACCCACTTGGCGGGCAAATACGGGTGCCCAAGCGCTGGCCACGGAGATGCGCACTTGACAGTGCAGCAGGCTATTGAGCCATTGGCTGGTGTCTCTGATCATGATCAACCTTCTTTGACGCGGGTTCGGACGATCAGCACCGCAAAGCCCGCCGCTATGGCGGTCTCTGACAGGCTGGGCGGCTTGGCGCTGGTGGCTTGCAGGGCGAAAAACAGTGGCGCAAACACCGCCAACGCACCACCGATGGCCAGCAACGCCCAGGCCAGCGCTTTGAGACTGGCTACCAGCCGGGCATGGGGTGTGAGGCCTGGAGCGCAGGGCGCGGTGCGCTCCACCTTATTAAGCGCCTCGGCCAGGATGACCAGCCCGGCCAGCCAGTGCAAGATCAGCAAACCGGTGCTCATGGTGCGCCCTCCCCAGCCTTGGCGGCTGGTGTGCCAAAGCGGGCAATGAGCTGCAGCAGCACGCGCTGCGCACCGCCACCCACCCCAAAGGCCGCACCCAAAAACATGCTGTCTGGCAGGCTCCACATCAGCAGGGCCAGCGGGGTTAGGTAACCAGCGGTGATGCTGCTGGCCAGCGCCACAAAAATGCGTTTGGCCGTGGTGCGAATCAGGTGCTGCCAGGTGTCGCCCGAGGCGGGCACAGTGTTGAGCAGGATGATGGCCACCAGGCTGCCACAAAAGCCAGCGATCAGCACGTCTGCCCGCAGGCCAAGGGGCACGCCAAATGCTGACAGCATGGGCACGCAGACCCCGGCGGCTGCGTAGGTTACGCCAGCGGCGCAGGTGGATGTAGGTTCGGGCATATCGTTTCCAAAATTGTTAGATGTAAAACCACCCCAAAGCAGCTTGGGTGACGTGCAAGCTAGTCTTAGCTCATTGCCGTAAAAATCGTCTGCTTGCGCTCTGCCGTCAGCAGCCCGGCAGACACCAGCGCATCCAGGCCAGCTACAGCGCGCCTATCCGTGATCGTGACGCAGCCACTGGCTAGCATGCGGTCGTACCAAAGTTTGACCACTGGCACTGACATCGCGGCCGTCACCAATCCGATCTGCTCAGATTCGCTACACATGCTTAAAAAAAATTCAAACGGTTTGACCACTGGCTCAGCAGCCACCTCTGCTGCGTACATGGCATCGGCCTGCGCTTCGGTTATAGGAACAAGTTTTTTATCGATGAAGTCATCTTGTGATCCATCACCTTCAAATGCGTAGCGAGTCTGCGTGGCTGGGTCTAAGTAATATTTCATTAAGATTTCTCCGTCCATATCACACCAGGAGTGCCGCCCGCTGTGATCGAATAGGTCCGACCAGCGGGTACCGGGTAGCTGAGGCAGAGAGGGGTCGCACTAGGACTGTTGTTTCCGACACGATCAATCACTCCACCATCAACCGTCATGCTTGCGGCCTGTCCAGCAGCCAGGGTGACAACAACTTTCACAAACCTTTCACGGCGAGCGGAGTTTGTATAGACGGTGCCGTCCACCTTCCTGTCTGGTGCAGCATAAAACACGGGGGGATTCCACCCTTGTATAAAACCCGAGCTGGCAATGGTCTGCCAGTTTGTCCCGTCAAAACAAAGTTCCAGGGAGTCCCCCTGCCACAAGTCGATAGTTGTCGCATAGCTTGTAAAAGGCCCGCAAATTGTGGCCCCGCCACTGCGGGCTAACGTACAAACGACGGTAGATAAATTCACAACAGTAATAACGATGCCAGCGGGCGGATTGTTCGGCAGCGTTAAAGTTCCTGCGGAAGCACTTGCGTAATAACAAGCGCGGCCAAAGTCAGCAGTGGTTAAAGTTGCTGACGCGGTAAACGCCGTGTACCCCGCACTGTGCAGCCCAACTGACTGAACCATTTGTGTGCTTGCAATTCGAGACGAGTTGTCTGTGGCTGACGGGGTAGTAGTCGTGGGCAGCCCGGTAAACGCAGGATTGCCACCAATAGTGGTTACTGCTGACAGGCTGGTGATGTCGCCATTCGACCCAGACACAGCCGCGCCAATATCCGCCCGCATCAAAGCGGCTGTGGCCCGCGCAAGAAATGTTTGACCAAGCGTTGATACGTGGGCGCGCAGCAAATTGAACTTCGTCAAAAGGTCTAAAACATCAGCCCTAAATAGCGCCGGGCTGTCGGTGCCTGCGTCGGCGTTGGTGGTGTTTACATTGCTTGATGGCCAGGTCATGATCAATACCCTTCAATAAAAAAATCAACAAAAGCGGGGTCGGCCAGCACGCCGTTGAGCCGGAACTGCCAGCGGGGTGCAGGTGACAAAGATTGGTCTATGCGGGCATAGGTCCATGTGCCCACGCTGCCGTCTTGAATCACCACTGTGGTGCGCTTGAGCACCGTGTAGCTGCCAGCAAGCGGGACGCGGATGTCGCCCACACCGATTCGGTAGGCGCCGGTCAAGCTGCTTAGAACAATGTCGTTGAGGTACTCGTTTTTCATCGGCGCGATGATTTGGTACGACCACTGGCGCACAGCGGGCACCGGCGCGGCAGTGGTAGCAGCAACCGTCAGCCGGACTTTGAGGTACCGGCTGCTGAATGCTGCTGATGCACTACCCCACGCACTCCAGGTGGTGCCGTCTGCACTGGTGGCCAGCTCTTGAGTCACCGAGCCATCTGCATCGATGACGCCGTCCACTTGCCCCGCGATCACCGTACCGAAGTCACGCACCGGCGCCGTGTAAACGATGGGGCTGGCGGGCGCCATGATCCAGCGGGTCCACGCGTCCCACGTGCTGGGCAGCGTAGACCAGGTGGTGCTGTCGTTGGCCACCAACGCCGTTTTCTCAATATGGCAGCCTGACTTGACGCCCAGCCATCCATCAGTATGTTCAAAGAACTCATCAAAAACATTACCCAGGCGGCGCGATGGCAGGGTGATGTTGACCACCTTGTACGTCGATTCGTTGCCCAAGCGGTCCAGTGATTTGCACGCAAACGTGTAGTCCCCAGCTAACGGTGCATTTAGCTCCACTGGGCTCGCGGTGTAGTAGGTGGCTGTGTCCTGCAACGGCGTCATGCTTGACCAGTCAGGATTTGCGACCGTACCGCCAACATACCTGATTTCGGCACCAAGCCAGTCTGGTGGCGCCGCCGTGGCATACGAGAAGTTGTATTGCCGCGTGCCATCTGGTTGACTCAACACCAAAAACTCATCAAACGGCGGTGGGGGCAAGCCAGCCATACTGCCAGCGATCACATAGGGATAAGCGACTACTGTGGACAGGTCTTCTTCGGCAACCTTATATATGTTGAAGCTGGTGAACTTGAAATAGATCGTCTGCCCGATCATGCTCAGATCCAGCGATCCCGACTTCGCCAGTGCATCATCCACACGGGCAAAAGCATCGCCTGAACTGTGCGTGGCCCCGCTGGTGCCAAAAGCCGATCGGGTCAGGCCGGTGAGCGTATAGGCCAGCACCCCGGTCAGCGTTGCAGTGCCGTGTGCCAAGTATTCAGGGTTGTCGCCACCGATGTAGCACAAGGTAGCCAGGTTCACGCTGTCGGTCTCACTGCCACTGAGCATTTGCCCGCCATTTAGCAAAACAGGCACAGCACCTGCAGCAATAGGGCCAGTCAACTTACCGTAGCGAGCACCACCGTAGATCATGCCGCTGTCTTTGTACTGAACACCGTCAAGTGACGTCCACACCCTGCAGCCGCCCCAATTGGGATCAATGCCACACACCGCCGCGTAAACCTCAAGCCCCGTCGTCGTGCGCCCGACCGGTGCTTCAAAAAACATGGGCGGCAAGACCGGGCCCGGGGCAGCGTTGTAGTTGTGTTGGAAGCCAGCGCCGCCTTGGCTGGAGTAGGTGGCCGCGTGAGCCACCCCCACTGCAAAGTCTTCGGCCACGATAGACAGGTCACCGGCCTCGGACTCGCCCACCTCGGTGACACGTACCGCCAACTTGTCGAAGCCTAGCGCACTGTCCGTCAGCGTCACCAGGTCCATCGGCTCCAGCATGGCCCGCGTCCAGGGCAACTCAAATTCATAGGTGTTGCGCACATACATGGCGCGCTGCAACAGTATTTGCGCCATGGTGCGGGCAACGGCCACATCACAAATCCAGTGCGCCGCGAGCACGTCAGCCGAGCGCAGGCCATAGGCGTCAATGCTGGCACTGTCCTTGGCCTCGGCAATTTCAACGTTGTAGTAATTTGCCCGGTTAACGAATTCGATGCGGATGTGGTTATAGGCATCCGCCTGCGACTTGCGCGTGACGCGGATCGGGTCGCCATCGGTGGCGGGGCAAAAGTCGTCATCTGTCAGATCAAACAGCGGCGTGACATTGGGTGTGTAGGTCGCGCCATTGCCACTGATAGCTGTGTCGCCGTACGGAACCATCTTGAGCTTGCCGCCTGACCACACCGGCGCAGTATTGGTCAGTGCACAGATCTTTGTCAGAAACTCACCGGCCTGGATCTGCTCAGCCAGCACGGGTGATGTCAGCAGGCCTGCCGCCAGAACGTAGTTTGACCAATCGGCAGTGACAAGCTGGCCCACCGGGAACGACGCACCATAGCGCACGTTGGTCAATACATCAGCCGCCACCAGCGCGGTGTTGGCGTCTGGGCGGCCAGGGACACTGCCGTACAACTGCCCGCACACCTCAAAAGAGTGGTTGACCACCGATGCGCCGCTGCCTAGCGCATAGTCGCGGGCATATACATAGGCTAGGCCACTGTACCCCAAGGCTTGGCTGCCAGGCGCGCCACCGGCTGGCGTGAAGCTGGTCAGGTAAGGCCAGGTGCCTTGCCCAAGCGCCCCAGTGGCCAGCGACATGCTCAACTGCGACAAGGCCGTTGTGGCGCCGTCCGCAATAAGCTGCTTATCTTTCCAGATGCGAGGGATGGCCTTGATAGTCCCCTCGCAGATGCCCATGATCACCGAAGCCGAATAGGTGTAGGTGGTGCTTTGCTGAGTCACACCGCCGCCACCGCCTTTGCCCCCGCTGGAAGTGGTGCTGGTGTGGGCTGTGGCCTTGAAATCACCGTACCAGATCATGTTGCCACTGAGCCTATTGGAGCCATACACCAGCGGCACAGTGACCCCATAGGCCGAACTCTGGATGTTCAGCGCCTCGATGCGCGTTTCACTGGTGCTGATCGTGCTGCCGCCGCTCATGACCAAAAACTCCAGTGCTGCAGCTCACGCCCACACAGTGGTTCTTCCGCGGCGCGGGACTTGATCACGCCCAGGCGCAGGTAGCTGTGCACAAAAATGCCGTCGCCAACGTAGATTGAGCCGTGCGAGAAGCAGCGGCCATATTTCCACAACACCACATCACCAAGCCCAAGCGGCGTTCCAGGCGCTTGCAGGTGGGCGTACTTTTCCATCCAGCCGCTGAACTTTTCTTCAGAGTGGTGAAGGTGCCAATCAACGGCATAGGTGCCGGGATCGACGGGCGGGATAAGGCCGGTGTTTTCGTACACCGCGCACAGAAACTGCGCACAGTCCACGCCCACGCCTTTGATGCGAGCATGGTGGTGGTATGGGGTTTCTAGCCAGGACTCGGCTTCTTTTGCAACCGCTTGGCGTTGCAATGCCTGGTGTTGGTCGCTTGTCATGTAATGCTTTCGGGTGCGGGCACGTAGGGGTGGCCACGAAACCGGGCCACGTTGGCAAACTTTGCGGTGCATGTCGCTTGTGTCTTGTCGCAGCCTGGGTAACCGGTGAACGTGTCGCCGGCGGCTACCGGTGCGGGCCAAGGCTGGATGGCCTGGAAGGTGCCCACCGCGAACGCCTTGACAGTGCGCCCGACGCCTGCATTGGCGCCCGTTACACCCACCAACCAGCCCAACGCAAAGTAGCCCGCTGCCTCACCACGCGCACTGCTAAAGACGGTGCGGGTGGCGTCTGTTGCTGATGTGGCGGTGACAGCCAACGCATAAGCAGCCTTGGCTAGACCACAGGTTGGGTCAAACAGCGTGTTGCTGCACCCTGGCTGGTACACATTGCGTGGCACCATCACATTCAACAACTCGCTGTCACTGTTGACAGTCATGCTGGCGGTGTAGCGCGATGTCTGCGGGCCGCTGATGCTGCCTTGGAACAAGGGCAAAGCACCCACCCAAGCCGCACCAGGGCCGCTTGAAAAAGCGCGCTCCAGCACCAGCTTGGCCCCATCAAAACCGCCCGCCGCGATGAACTGCAGCAGAGGCGTGCCGTTGACATTGACACTGGCGTCCGCCGAAATAGACAGGTCTAGCGTATCGACTGCCACGCCAACGGCCAGCTTGGTTTTGCCACGCGTAATGACCGGGCCAACGGCGTAAGTGAGCGCGTTCACTGTCACTGCCACTTGCGCAGAGGTGTAGCGCAGCACTGTGCCACCCGACAGCGTGATGGTGAACAGATCGGCCATGTAGGCCTGCGTCGTCGAATTCAAGAACGCAGCCAAAGCGCCTGGGCTGGTTTCCCATGAAGCTGATCTCATGGCAGCACCGTCACCATCTCAAGCGTTTTCAGCTCCCACAGATTGGCCAGGAACTTTGAGAAGTCTGCCGTGTCTTGGGCAAAACACATGCGCCTGTAGTAGGTGCCCGACCAGGTGACAACCACGCCTGCGCCAGGCGCGGCCACAAAAGTTACCTGGCCTGTGGCCCCAAGTGTGTAGTGCGTGCCCAACGTCTTGAGTACACCATCCCAATAAATGAGCGGGGCACTGTTGGCGTCATAAACAGGCTCGACAAAACCACCAAATGTGCGTACCAACTGAAACAGCTTGTTAGATCCATCACCTATACCCAAAACTTGAGCTGTAACAGTGTTGTCGTCAGGGTCGGTGTACAGAAATGAGTCGAATGAGCCGTTGCGGGCGTTGAAAAACCCGACCAGCGTTGAGAACTCTGTAAAACCAGTGGTCTGGCGCAAAACAGTGAATGACAGCTTGTACCGGTATCGAGGAAACACCATGTTGGCCACACGGTATTCGCGCTGGCTGACCGAAGTCTTTTTTGTGGTCGACCAGATGGGCTGGCGGACCGTGCCCCAAGCTAAACCGGGGAGCGTGGGGAAAACAGCGTTACTCATGAAAATGCCATGTTTCTGTGGGCTTTTTTAAGGGCCGCCACAAGCTGACTCTGGTGCGCCATGAAGTAATTGCCCGGCATAGGGTGCGCGGCGATGGTCACGTTCAGCTCACGGGGTTCAGTCTCGCCACCGCCCTGCCCGCCGTCTGCCAGACTGCGGATGACGTTGGCGTGTTCGGCGGGCAGCACCATTTCTTGCTCGTGCAGTTGGGTGAGCGGATTGAGCCCGGCGGGGATGTCAAAGCCTTGCGAGGCACTGGCGATATTTGCGGCATATCCCAGCACCACGCCAGTTGCTGCGACCGCTAGCGCCGGGGCGAGAAAGGGTCCAACCATCGGGATGGCAGCGATGGCGGCATAAACAGCGGCGGCCACCTCCCAGGCTTTGATGGCGATGTTTTTGACAGCGGCCCAAGCGTTGGCAGCCACCGACTTGGTGGCCGCCATCCAGTCAGACGCTGTTCGCGTAGCATTGCCCGCGACGGTGGCGCCGGTCTTCGAGTTTTCACCTAGCGCCCAGGCGATCACTTGCTTGGCGATCATTTGGGTAAAGCCTTGCAGCACCGCGTTCCAAACGGCTTGAAGGCCTTTTTGCAACGTCAGCGTGCCTTGTAGCATGCTTGCCAGGCTGTTTTCTGAGGCGCTGCGGATGTTGGCAAACATGTCACGCTGTTGCGCAGTTTTTTCAAGCGCGGCCTGACGATCCAGATTGAGTTCGAGCGCTTTGTACTTGCGCTTGATCTCAAGCTTCTGCATCTCCAACTGCTCAAGCGCCACCACGTTGGCATCGGGGTCAGCTTGAGCAGCAGTGATTTTTTGCTGGATGAAGTCCAACTCGGCCTGCAAGCGCAACTGATTGAAGCCTTGCTGGCGAGCCAGGTAGTCGGCCTGGGTGGTGACACCCATATCGCGCTCGTAGGCGGCGCGGGCTTCAAGCTCGTTGACATAGTCGAGCGTTTCGGCCTTGTGGTCTTCGGCATGGAGCTGCTGGATCTGGGCCTTGTCCTTGGCGTTTTGGCGCAGGATGTCCAGTTCAAGCTTGCCGGTTTTGATGAGGATTTTGATGCGGTCTTTGCTGCTGATCTCGTCGTCTGCTAAAACGCCTTTCCAGTAGTCAAGTTCTTGCTGCTTGCTGAACTCGCGCAGAGTGTTTTCTTTTTCAAAGACGATCTTGCGGGCGGCCAAGGCAGCTTCATAGGAGGGGATGGCGCTTTCTTCTTTTTTTTCTTTCTTCTCTTTTTTTTCAGACGGTGTTTCTGGTGCTGAGTTTTTACCTGCGTTCCTCAGCTTAGCCATGTTTTCAACGGCATTGCTGCCGGTGGCGTTCCAGGCTGCATCAATTTCGCTAAGCGTTGTCTTCCAATCGCTGGCGATATCGTTTTTGAGACCGCTGATGATGTCCATCGCCCCAGAGAAGTTGCCTGTGACAGCTGCAAAGATTGCGGCAGAAACGCCACCCAGAACTGTGCCAACCGTGCTGAAAGTCTCTACCACTGCCAGCCCCGATATGTACAGCCCCTTCATAGCTGTTGACAGAATGGTCGCCGTGTTTTTGAGCTTGTCGCCACTTGACATGCTTGTGAAAAACTGATCAGCCAAGCTGGAAAGCGTTGGCAGAAGTTGGGCAGCAATCTGAGTCGATAAGCCTTTTGTGCCTTGACTTACCAAATCAAGCGTGTCGTTAAATTTTTCGGCTTGTTCGGCAGTGGATTCTTCGATAGTTAAGCCCAACTTCGCGGCCATGGCATCGTATTCATCAAGGGCTGCAGCACCGCCGTTTAACAAAGGAATAAGTTCCGCACCTGACTTACCAAATATTTCTTGCGCAAGTGCTGTTTTTTCGATGCCGTCACGGTATGAGGAAAATTTATCTGCCACCTCCCCAATGACTTGCCGACTTGTCTTGAGCGTGCCATCGCTGTTTCGCACATTGATGCCCATGGCCTCGAAGGATTTGCTGCCATCAACCACACTTTTTGAAAGCTTGGCTATGCTGCTTGCAAATGAGTCACCCGCGCCTGCCTGTTCATATGCCAGTTTTAACCCAGCGACCTGGTTGACAGCCAGACCTGTTTTTTGTGCCAGCTTTGAAGTCTCGTCAGCGGCATCAACAGCGCCTCGAATCCACATTGTGAATGCGGTCACAGACAAACTGACACCAATCACACCAAGCGCTTTGTTGATGCTTGCGGATGACTCACGCGATGCGCTGACCATGCGGCGCATGGCCTGCTCAAACGGGTTGATATTGGCGTCGACCTGAAAGCCGGTGGTGTTTTGTGTGGCCATGGTGGGTTAGCAATTTGAGGATCAGAGGGGCGAGGCGATGGGTGCCGGGGGGATCAGGTCCAGCATCGGGTCAGCGGGGCGGCCATCAAAGGCGGGGATGCCTGCCATGGCTGCGGCCATGGCGACGTCTTGCTCGCTGCTAGCCGGGCCTGTTGCAGCAGCCAGGCGCGGGGTGCCGGGCTGGGCATCGGGCTTGAGGCCGATAAATGAGGCAATGCGCCGCAGTTGGATGGCTGCGGGTGGGACCTCACGCCACCAATCGCACAAGGCGAAGTACATGGGCAGGTCGCAATGGTGCTGGGCGTGCTGCCACGTCCAGCCCGTGCCGCTCACGATGTGGGCGGTGATGCGGTCCCAGTTGATTCCCCCAGCGTGCCGCCCTCCTGGGCGGCGGGGCTGGTGCTGGTGGTGGCCTGCTTGGCTTTGCGCATGAGGCCAGAGACATCCATGGCGGCCTGGAAGGTTTCCATGATGACGTCCAGGCCCAGGTTCTCGGCTACAAACTCGGCGGTGATGTCGGGGTAGTTGCGCTTGAGCGCCTCATGCACCACGGCATTGATGGTGTCGATGGCTGACTCTGACAGATTGAAACTGCCGCCCTGCTTGGCAAAGGCGTCGATGCCTTTGGCGTTGCGCTTGAGCGTGGCCAGGCTGCACGGCGGCAGGATGTAGGCGGTGCCAGCAAGCGTGATAGCCACACCGTCAAGCAAGTTTTGCACTGAGGCAAAGGTGGGGGTGGATTGGGTCATGATCAGTACTGGCAGATGTAGCCGACGTTGCCCGATGCGTCGGCAAAGGCTTCAGCGTCCAGGTCGTTGGTGGTGAAGTCGTCGTTTTTGAACGGCAGGGAGAGCTTGCCAAGCACGTTGCTGTTGAGCTTCATGGCCAGCGTTTTGCCTGCGTACTGGTTGTAAAAGATGGCGCTGAAAGTGGGCGTGTAGCCCATCAACTGATTGCTGATGGAGAAAAGGCTGCTGGTGGCGCTGCTGGCGATGCTGTACTCGTAACTGATGAGCACGGGCACGCTGGCGTCAGCAGCAGCAAAGGTGTAGATGCCAGTGGCCACATTAAGGCTGTATTGCCCCGCTGTTGGGGCGCTGCTTACGCGCGTCATTTGCTGGCCAGTGACGGCATTGATAACCCCGAGATCGGTGGCAAAAACACCACTGGAGGGCGGTGCAATGGTGATGGTGTAGGTGGTGGCGGACGGGATGGTTTTAGCCTCATCAACTACGGCACCTTTGCGGGCAGCGGTAGGCTGGGCGCCCAGGAACAGGGAACCCAGGGCGGCGCCACTGAAGTCGCCACTTTTGGCCTTCCAGCCGATTTTGGCTTTGCCCCGGGCGATGGCCACGGCGAATTGCTTCTCGCCATGCAGGGTTTTGGTCTCGTAATCAAAGTCAACCGAGACGTCTTGCATGACAGCGACGACCACGGGCGTGGGGACAGCAATGGCATTGCCAAGCGCGTCGGTGGTGGGTACGGCAATGAGCTTGCCTGCTCCGAAAATGATCATGGTGATGGCTCCGGTAAGCGCTTGAAGCGCAGGGTGATTTACAAAGGGGCGAGCAGGTTTTGCTCACGCATGGCGAGGGTGATCTCGTAGGTGTGGCTGGCCCAACCGGCGGTGCCGTCAGCGTTTTCACGCCGCCAGCTGGCACGCCGCCAGCGCACACGCGCAGCCAGGCCACCCAGGGTCGGGTCGGCCATAAGGCGGGCATGGGCGCTGGCCCAGATGGGGTTAGACAGCTTGCGGGCAGAGGTCTCTACGCCTGCACTGCTGATGGCGGCGCGGGTGTAGATGGCCAGCTCAACCTGCACCACGGTGGCCAGCACGCTGCGCACGGGAGAGCTGTCGCCCAGGGTGCGGCCATCGGCTTCCTGCAGGGTAATGTTGATGGCGTTGGCCTGGTCTGCGGTGAAGGCTTGGGCACGATCTTCAAACACGCCGCCAGTGGCTTCCGGGGTGGTGGCGACGATGGCAATGAAGGCGTCAAGCACCTGGTCGATCATGGTGGTCATGCGCGGGCCTCTTCGAGTTCGGCGCGGGTGAACGTACCGTCGCCCTGCTTGCGGGGCACGTTGTTTACGCGGTACAGCGTGCCGCTGATGGTGAGCCCCTCACCCAGGGCGAGGTCAGGCGCGTCAGCGGTGGCGTACTCGATCTCAAACTGCGCGGTCTGCACGGCATCACCCAAGATGAGCTGTTCTGGCCGTGTGAAGCCCACAACAAAGCCGGTGCTGCCTGGCGGCGCGGTGCGCCGCACGGCGCGGGTGGCCATGCCATGATCTTCAAACGCGGCCATGAAAAACGAGGCGTCGAACATGTCAACCAGGCGGTGCAGGTTTAGCGGATGACGCCGTCGAGCAGCACGGTGCCGATGGGGCTGGGGTTGGCTGCAACGGCGCAGGCTGCGCCCACCAAGGTGTTGTTGGTGGCTGTGGTTGTCAATACCTTGTTGGTGTTGTCCCAGTACACCTTGGCGCCAACGGTCCAGGCCTCGGCAGAGGCCTTGGCGTGGGTGAAAACGCCTTCGCGTTTGAGCTGCGCTTCTGCACCGCTGGCAGCGGCATTGACCGCAATGCCGAAAATGGCGCCGACCAGGCATCCAGCGCCAGAAGCCAGGGCGTAGGGAGCGATGACGGTGACGTTGTCACCTTCTTGTTGGTAGTTTTTCATGATGGTTTCCTAAAAATTGGTACGAAAAAAAGCGCACCGAGGTGCGCTTCAAGCGGATGGGGTAGCTCAGATGGATCAGTTGCCCGGGTTTTTCTGAACACCGCGCCAGTCGATGGCTTTGGCGGCAAAGACGTGGCGGGCTTTGATCTCGACACCGTCCACCTCGAAGCCTTCGCGCCGGGTGGTGAAGAGACCGGACTCGCCTTCAAGGTACGAATACTCCACGGTGTCAACCCGGGCCGGGGTGGCCGCTAGATACCACTGGTTGCCGGTGACCCGGTTGTCCACCACCACGCTCAGCGAGGTGTTGAACGCGGGATTGATGTCCACACCCTTGGCAGCCACAAAGTTGGAGCTGGTGTACTTGAGCGCGGCGGCTTCGTTGTCTGGGCCGACGATCAAGATGTCAGGTGCCAGGTTGAGCACACGACCATTGGCGCCGGTTTGCTTGCGCATGGCAGCGCGGGCCAGGCCAAGCGTCACGTCTGTGATTGCTGCACCAGCGAGCAGGTTTCCGTGCTGGGCATCAAACAGGCCGACGGTGTCGGACATGGTGGGGTTGCCGATCAGCGCGGCGTAAACCAGATCGCCCTCGAGCGCCGTAGCCTCTTCACTGATCATGGTGGGGATGCGGGCGAAACCACTGAGGTCGTCATTGATGATCGACTCCCAGGTGATGGCGATGATGCCGCCGTATTTGGAGAGGCTGTACTTTTCAGACGAGTCACTGAAGCTGAGGTACTTGTACTCGGCACCTTCATTGACCTTTTTGAACTGACTCATGCCGCTGAGTTGCAACACGGCTTTTTCACGGAAGTCCTTGTTGGTGGACTGGCTGGCCCAGGCGGTGAAGGTGCGCGGGGCGGCTTCATACGCGGCCCGCAGGCTGCGGTTGACGGTGCTGGCCATGAGGTTGGTGAAGTCGCTGGTGCCGTGCATGCCTGCAGAACGCATAGCGTCTTGGTCGAGGTTCATGGCAGCCAGGGCGATCTCGCGGCGGCTCATGCCGTCGGCATTGCCACCGGCAGCGGCGATGCAACGCCGGGCCATGTCAAGCAGATCCATGCCACGGAAGTTGCGGGCGCCTTCTGCGTCGATTGTGATGCCCCGGCGTTTGGTTTCGTCGGGGGCGGCGCGAAGGACAAGGGCGTCGCTCATGCGTTGGCGCAGGGTGTCGACCTCATCGCGCTCAGTGCGCAGGTTCGCCGCGCCGCGCGATGCGTTGCCGTTGCTGCGCTCGGACAAAGCGGTGAGGATCTGGGCGCGGGCTTCATCAATGCCGACGCCCGCGTCGATCAGGCGGGTGGCTAGGGCGTTGGCGTCAGCCTCGCCCAGGGTGGCACGGGCGGCCTGGGCAGCGCTGCGGATGTCGGCAGCACGGGTGCGCTCGGCCTGGATGCCTGCGGCGCGGGCTGCATCTGCAGTTGGCGCGGGGGCTTGGGGCGCTGCGCGGTTGGCGTTGTCGTTGGTAGCGGCTGGGGTGCCGCTGCCGTCTTGCTGGGATTGTCCTGGCATGGTAGCTCCTAAAGTAGTGAGGGGTTCGGCTGGGTCTCCCGCCGCGGGAGTGTGTGGCGCTGCTGCGGGGGCAGCGGCGCGCTGTTGGGGTGTTTCTGCAACGGTGATGAGGCAGGGGTAGGCGCGAATCTCGCGGCCTTCTCTGTCAAGCAAACGGCCGCCTTCGCTGCGGATCTCACAATCCATGTCTGCTTGGATTGGGACGGGAGACACTTCCATAGGTGTCCAGCGTTTGACTCGATAGATCCACATTCCAGTGGCTTCGCTTGGCTCGACCATTTCAATGGCGTCGCGGGCATAACCGACGGAAACGTGACGAATGACGCGGTCTTCCAAGTCTTGGACGATGCCGCGCACACTTTCACGGCGGCTCAGTTGCGCTTGAGCGGTGCCGATACCGTTTGAAATTTCGGGCTGATCGACCACACCGATGATGTCTTCCAGACTCCAGGCCGAATGGGCATTGAGAAACGAGACACCGCGCTGCATTCGGTCAAGGTTGACAGCCTCTGGTGTGACTTCGAGCTGCTCCATGTAGTAGCGGCCGTTTTGCCAGTCATACCGGCGCACTGCTGCACCAGTTGTAAAGACAATCTCAAAACGGGCTGCTGGGGCAGTGGATGTTTCGCCATCAGCTGGATCGGCGCGGGTGAAGTTGCGCACAGCCATTTGAAGGCTCGCCATCGGCATGATGGAGGATCGAGCCTGAGGGTGTTCTTGAGCAATGGTTGGCATGGGAGTCTTTCAGTGCAGGGTTACGGGGTGGCGGGGTGTTGCAGGACATCGGCGCCGGTGAGGCCCAATTCGGTGACGGCGGCGTCGGTGTCAACCACGATGCCAGCGGCCTTGAGCTTGGACAGCTCGCTGCTGCGCTCTTCGATGTAGGCGTCCAGGTCTGTGCCGTCCTCCCGCAACACGTCG